GTTCATCACCGTCTTTGTTGTCGTGTCGCTCGGCTGTTGCTGCTAAGTTGGCTAAAGACAAAACAACCATTTCGCCCATTATCTCTAATTGTTTTTCTGAAAGTTCTGAAAGTATCATAATAAGTCTATTATTGGTTTTGATTCTGATGTCTCCTGGAAAATAACATCAATCCCCGCCCTGTGAAATTGCTCCATGTCAAGATATTTCAAACCGCTCGGACCTGATAGGTAGGTATCGGCTTCATAGTGTGTGCATAAATCAACGAGCCTTTCTGTCCCTGTTAAATCTATTGGGTAGTCAAACACTAACTGCGTTTTGATTTGGCGAAAATTCGCTACTTGCTCAATGATCTGAAAGTTAGTTTTGAAAAGGCTGGTGGTTATGCAATCTTTGAATTGCTCTAATTTGGGTAAGCGCTTTGCCAATACTTCAAAGGCGGTTTGTGGTTTTACGTATTGCTTTTCGCAAATAGGTCTTAGCCCTTTTTCTGTTGGCATAGTGTACCACCGATCCAAATAAAAGAATCTGTTTTGGTAGCCGTTCTTTTCAAATTGACAATGCCCCATAACTACAAACACATCCGACTGAGCCATCTTCTCAAAGAAAGCCAGGTGAGGAAAGAAGTTTGGCTGATGGATTGCTATTGTTTTAGCCATTCCTTTACCTTGTCAAGTGTCCATTCCCGCGCGTGTAAATAGTAAAGCTCATGGGCAGGGTCAAAGTCGTTGTACTCCATTGATAACCACCCATCTTCGAACTTCACTAACTCAATGCCGTGTTCCTTGCATACCTCTTCCGTGTCGCTGTTCCATTTGTTGAAAGGTGGGACAAACATCTTTGCACCGACCAAAGAACAGGAAAGCACTATCGACAGCCTTTGCGCTTCTTTGTGGATAAGTCTATGATCTACGTGGACGAGGCCGTGAGATGCGGCTGCCACTTCTGACGGTCGGATTAGACGGCTCCTTGCCTCGTTCAATGTGTAATGAATAAACGGGTCGGAGTGTGCATTCCAAATTTTAGGGAATATGCGCTCGATGCTTTCTTGCGAATCATGATATGCTATTGAAGTAGCCCAAATTACTTTTGCCCCCGCGCCTGTGAATAGGTTCGATATATGGGCATCTCTCATATAATCGGACTCACCGAATACATCATCAAACCTAAACGTCTTTCCTGTTAAGTCCATAACCATGAAAATATTTCGGGGTGAGCCTGCTCCGCTTCGATCAAGTCCTCGAATCGGTCGTTATACTTTCTGATTAAGTTCATTGTCTGCAAATGATTGAACCCCGCTGCTCCGATATGCTCGCTAATACAGTTAGCATCGTGCGGGTCAATGTCGAGGCCGAGGTCGATGTTTAAAGGACAATCGCCTTTGTGCCCTGTCGCATCAGCATAAAGCCAACAGTCGCAGCGCGTGAAACCATGGAGCCACGTCTGAGAGTAGCCCTTGAAGTAGTGTTGAATGATTGACTCCTCACCTTTCTTTGCGTAACGTGGATAGACTACCCTGTTAAGAAAATCCTGGTCGCTACCCTTGCGGCTAAAGTCGAGTTTGTACTTTGCGAGTAGCTCCTCGAAAGATTCAGCCCTGACCCTTTCGCGAAATGACTGAGGAGTGAATCCTATCATACCGCCCATCATTGCGATTGAATGACTTATACTGTCGGTAATTGCATGAGCGCCCGCCTCGCTGTCAACCCACTGTTGTACCGCCTGGGCCTCGCGATAGGTCGCCACGCTGTCGAGGTCGCGGCAGATGAAGTGAGAATAATGTGACCCGATGCCGTCCTCCTCAACATCGAAAGCCGGAAGTAGTCGCCAAAGCATAGCCTCGCAGAGTGGAGCGGTTTCTTTTACTTCTGCTTCCAAAGCATCGGCCCAGTTGTACGCGGCAAACAACCCCGCAAACTTCTCCGCTGTTGGCTTGTCAGTCACAAGGTAATTATCCCACCCAGGATAAAGCAACCGATTGATACGCAGATTCACCGCCAGCCCCTCAAGATAGCTATTAAAGGAAAAGCAGTTGTCGGCCTTTGGTTTGCCGTAGCCGAAAAGGGAGTAACTGATTGCTTTCATTTCTTGGTTTTATACTTATAGTAATAAATCGTATCCTTTATGTGGTGTTCGTATTTGAGCACCCCCGCGTTGCAAATCTGCATGGCCCAATCAGTATCTTCCCCGAAATCAGTCTCAGGAAATTTAAACCGCTTGGCAATGTCGCGCTTTATACAATTTAGGTGGTTAGGCGGTCGGTAATAAATTGAGCCGTTTTCAAAATACTCGTTATACTGGATCGAGTGAATAAACTTCTTGGGGTTATTCCCGTTTACCGTAATCTCCCCAACCAATGAGCAACAGTCCACGCCTTTGCCTATGCCGTCAAATAACTGCTCGAAATAATCATCGCTTACCTGGTCGTCATCGTCTACAAAGGCCACGTATTCACCTGCCGCCATTGCTAAAAGTCTATTCCTTTTGGCTCCGATAGTTAGGTTCCCATTATCGCACATTGTGCAGAACTCAACTGGCAGGTCTATCGCAAGCGCATTGAGCTTTTCAGTCAGCGAATCAAACTGTGTCTGCCGGCTTTCGAGCGTTGGTATTAGTATGGATAGTTTTATTTCGTCCGTACCTCGACCCATTGCTGCTCTCGTTTACGTTTCATAAATGCTTTTAGTCCCTGCTCCCAGTTCTTCAGGCTGCGTTGGTATGTCGCGTCCGTTTTGGCCTTGCCAGCGGCAGGGTGTAAGTGTTCAAAGATTAGCTCAGGCGCTTCGATAATCCAACCCCTGGACCTGCACTCATAGAACAAGTCCACATCGACCCACATAGATTTGTAAAGAGGATTAAAGAAATAACCTAATTCGTTGTAAGCCGCTCGGCTCATTATTGGAATTGTTAATACTGCTGCCTTGAAAGGTTGATAGCCGTCATTGACTTTCAGGAGCCAGTGTTTGTCTGCCTTACTTGCCAGAACTTTCTCGAAGATCAACTCATCCCACTTGTCCGGGCAATCGAAGTCATCGGATAGGTAGATTAGGATTTTGCCTTTAGAGATTTCGGCTGCGTGATTTGCGGCCTCGACTACACAGGTGTTATTTACTACACAGGTGTTATTTTCTATCGTCCTTACATTTGATGGCATTAGACCGATATACTTACTGAGTGTAGCGTCATCGCTATCTAACGAAAGTATGTGTTCAATCTGTGAAGTGTCGGAGGCTTTACTTATCCATTTGTTGACAGTATCAAAAGCCTGTTGAGGTCGGCCCCGGCTGGGGTGAATTAAAGAAAATAACATAGTCCGTTGCTAAATTAAACCTTTTTGATAAAGGCAACCGTACATCTACAGTTGATTGTATTGGCTGGCGACCCATTTACAAAGTCTGCCGGATAGCTTAGTTCCTCACCTCCAACCCTGAAAGGCGCGTCCTTATCCACGGTCTGCCCGTCAACATCGAGATGGTCTTCGCGGGTACGGTCATCGAATGTCGAGATCCATTCTTTATTGAGGTCAAGGCCGGTCATGTTAGCACCCTCCATCGCTCCATAGTTTGATGCGCTTATAGTTTCTGTCCTGGCGATTGTTCGTGCTCTGCCCGCATACGTTGCCGCGACATGAGCGTCAATAAAAGCCGCCATCTCGTCAATGTCAGCCCCCGCCTCTATGAACTTCGCCAGCCCTGCCTTTAGGGTTTTCTTTGTGGTTTCTGTAATCGCGACCACTTTTTCCGTACCGTTCAAGGTAAGCCAGCCCTCGACATTATGTTGATAGCTATCCCTTTCAAATCGTTTGACTTCCAGCTTTGGAGTTCCGGCTTTGTCATCACTCAGCCCCTCGAATACGCTCTCAGCAAAGTCAGCCCCGACCGCTGAATAGATTTCCAGCACTACCTCCGATATAGGGCCGGTTGGTGTTAATGTGTCGATAAGTTCGTTTGTGAGTTGTCCTGACCTTGCGCGATCAATGACCGGCTTCACCTGGCTTCTGAGTGCATCGGTTATAACAGGCAACAAAGCGCGCATGTAACCCGCCCGCGTTCGTTCAACCAGTTGCCAAATATCAGCCCTTTCCATGCTTACGGTAAAGCGATTTAAGCCCCTCCGAAGATGTCAGTGGCAATAGGTTTGTGGGAGCCCATACGTCATCCATAGACGGGTCGTCACTCATGCCCCGGCCCATCTCTTCGAGTCTTTGGTTTGGTGTTAGCCACCACGCCTTGAGTAGTGTCTCGACCTGCTTGTGGATGTCCTCGCGTAATTCAGGATAAACCGTTTCATCGACTTTGAGCACGTAGTCTTTACCGTCCCGCTTTTCGTACATCGGAATCAAGGTTCTTGACCACTCATCAGCGATTGAATTGAGTTCATACATGACAGCATTGGCGATGAAATCCTTTCGCGCCTCCTTCATGTTGGCGAATGTCTTATTGTCAGGATCGTTGAGGAGCTGCGATGAGAACGGCCCCATGATGTTGCAAATGTCCCTCAGTGATACTTTCAGCCCTTCAATGATTGACATATCGACCGCGCTCATTCCGATTTGTTGCCACTTGACGGCCGCGCCTGTGACCATGATCTTTCCGAAGCGGTCCGCGCCTCCGTACTTCTCATAATAGGTTGATTCGAGTTGCTGTGTTTGCTCTTGAGTTAATCCCGCTCCCTGCGGCCCTGAGTCATCAGACAGCACTCCGACAGCCCCGCTGTTTTGGAGCAACTTCATTTGTGCTTTGTACGCAT